TTACTCACCCTCTTTTTTTGTAATTTGTTTTAATAATTGATTACCAAATACAGCAACACTTGCACACAATATTCCCTGCATAATTCCAATAATAATAAATTCTATATTCATTACCTTTTCTATGACAAATGCTAAATACGCGATGCATAAGATAATTGAAAAGATAAGTATTGCAAAAGGAATTATCCAATCTTGTACATGAGGGGCTTGTTTTAAGAACATTCCAAGCCCATAACAAACTGCTACCACAATCAATAATTCTGGTCGAATAAAAGTTAAAACTTGTTCCAAACTCATAAAAAACCTCCTATTTCAGCAAGACTGTAGTAAAAAACGCAACAATAATAGGCAAGGTAAATGCTGAAATAATCAACCACCTTGCCTTATCAATTGATTTTGCTATCTTATCAACCGTTTCATTTAGTTTTTCTAATAATATTTCTAATTTGATAGTGGTATTTTCCACACTGTCTACTTTATTTTCAACAACTCCTATTTTCTTGTCTGTTAAATCTTGCCGCTTTACCACTTCATCAATTCTTTTATGTGCAGATTTTACATATGCATAAGCCTGCGTTATATCTTTTTCTTTTTTACACTCCATAACTCACCTACTTTCTTGTTTTAATTGTTAAATTGATCCATCAATAACAGGCAAAGTGTTAAGATTAATAAAATCATAACATACCCTTAGATTAGATAGAGTAGCATAATGAAATGAATTACTTGTTTTTCTATGAACTCTAACTATAATATTAGAACCAATAGATACAGCTATATCATTAGATGGAATGATTACACCATTTACAATAATTTCTGTATTATTAACATAACCGCTTGCTGAAAATTCAATTCTAAGGGAACCTCGTCTATTACATACAAATCTTTTTTCCGCATAAGTATTTCCAAGTTCAAAAGAAGTAGTAACTGGTTCTAAATCTTCATATTGAACTGTGTCACTTGAACAAACAATTTGCTCTTCTATATTATTTTTCATGTCTATTAATAAATTGTTTAATTGATCCACTTTATTATTAATACTGTCGACTAAGTTTTGACTTGCCCTACTACTTATATTCGCATCTATCCTATCTCTATGGGTGGTAGTCACACCCCAGTTTGCTTGTCTACTTAAAACATTAGTATCTAACCTATTGGCTTGTTCTTGTGATAATACTTGTATTTGTCTACTTGATACAGTTGCATCTAACCTATTAGCTTGTAATTGGGTTAAAATGTTAGGTTGCACATTATCTATTTTTTGCAATAATTCGTTTTGCTTTTCCAATGTTGCTATATTAATATTTTGCATTCTATACCTCCTCAACAATAAACTGGGGTTGTCCATTAAGAGTTCTAAATCCCCACCTGTACTTTATTCCCTTATCCATATATATGTGTGGCATTAGGATTTCTTTATGTAAAACTATTTCATCTGCTAATTCAACTATTTCACTCTCTATGGAAGAAAAGTCAATTTGCTCTATCTCATCCAACTTAGCCTTATCCTCTTTGGACATCAACCCATCTTCAAGAACCGTCGCTGTTACCTTATTAGCTTTTTCACCTAAAGCATCTTCCACCTTATCCCAATTCTCATTCTGATGCTCAATGTTATAAAAATCATCTTGATTTGGCTTATTAAAGCCGTACTTATTTGTTTGTTCCATTAAGCTAAAACCTCCTCTCGAATATCTAGATAACTTAGTTTACTTAATTCATTGTTGATATAATTTCTTAACTGATTATATTGGTTATACCTTAATTCAACCGTTATAACTAAATTAACAGGTGCCATACGCCGTACCAAGGAAACAACATCGTCAAAATTTCTCTTGTTCTTTAATTCTAATTTAATCAACAAGTGATAATCTTTAGTCTCTAAATGAATGATATAACCACTTTCTCCACATAAAAAATTGAGTTTATCTACTAAAGCTTGATATGTATAAGGTAAAGTTTCATTCCAACGTGCTTGAATTCTAAAGCGTCTACTCTCCAAGGTATCATCAGCAAAAGGAACAATACCCAGCATTTTTTCACGTCTTGCTATTCCCTTCTCTGTAGCTGTAGAAATAAATTGATCATCCATAAGCTGATTGGTTTCTTCCCAAACTTTTTTTAGTTCAGGGTTCTCTGCTTTCGATAACTCTACAAACTCGCGAATTTCTTTTAGTATACTTGGCCAATACTCTTGTATACTTTTCATACTGCTACCACCTCACCCAAAACAGGAATTTCATCATCCGATAGCATCAAATTTTGAGCACTTCCATTTACCTTAGTATTTTCTACATCAAGAACACCTTGGACATTAAGAATACGCGTATCAAGTTGACTAATGCGAAGAACAAGTTTTTCTTGCTCTGCCCATTCAAATCTCAGCTCATATAAATATTCTTCTAAAGCTTGCTTTACAAGATCTTTAATATCTTCCCAAGTGTAATTGTCTTGTAATGTTATCAGACTCTCAATCTGAACAACTTTTTCTTCTACACCTTTTACAGTTACTACATGCCCTATAGGTGCAAAGCCAATGCCTTTTCCTTGATGGCCAATAGGATCAATTGCTGCCTGAATTTCTTGAACCAATGTAGGAGATGGTTTATTAAAGGTACTATCTAAAATAACTAGTTTCACTGTACCCCCACCATTCCATACGGGATAGACTTTTATACCTCCAACACCTACTAACCCCAATACCTTAACTTTATAATCCGCTATATTTCCACCAAACGCTTGGCTGTCTAAAGTATCAAAATACCTTTTTCTTAAACTTTTATCATTTTCAGCATCTTCACCTGGAATCAAAATATCCGTCAATTTAGCTTTTACAAGACCTTGTATGTAATCAATAGATAACAAATCACCATAATAAGCATTACCTTTTTCCCCAACCGTCTCACATTCCAATTTAAAGACACCATCTTCCAATTTCTCAACAACACAATAATTCAAGTCATCTCCACTAAATCGATGACCAATAGGTACATTAAAAGGTTTATCGTTTTTACCGAAGCATTCTCCCTTTCGAATGGCTTTAGTGGCTCTTCTTCTTTTAATACCTCTCTCCGCCGTTCTTCTTTCAAGATCTTCACCAACAGATGTATCTGCATAGGTCCTATTTTTCAAAAATTCTAGATCCATATACACTTGTGCCAATTCTGCAGCTGCCGGTGCTAAAGCATCATAAATAATAGATCCCTGTCTTTTGTCAATATCATTCGGCACCCTAGTTAACATTCGGTTTAAAATGCTTTCAAATGTCATTTCTTCAAACATTATATACTCACCTGCCTTTCTTCGTTAATATTTCCATAATTAGTACAAATCACAAATTCAACAACCAAACTATTTTTAGGTCCTTCTTTAAAAATAAATTGTTCAACCGAATGAATACGATCATCCATAAGCAAAGCCTCTGTTATTCTACGTTTTAATGTAGAAAAAACAAAGGCTTTTGCTCGACCTAATAAGTCATTAAGTTCAACACCATAATTCCAATTGTATATCTCATACTCATACCTTTCAGTTTGCAAGATTTTATATATAGCTTGTTTCATAGCCTCTAACCCATCTATTTTATAAAGAATTCTTCCATTCTCAAAATCCAGCATATAGGTTTTTGTTGGATATTTGACGATTTCTAACTCTTGTCCAATGGCAATCTGATTCAATTCTGGTATCATTTTTCACTCACCAACCTATCTAATACAATGTACTTTTGTCCACCTTGTTCTCTAAGCAATAAAACTTTATCACCTACATTTAGTCCTTTATGTATGGCATAGAATTTCTTCCCAACATATGGATGTGTATGTAAATCTTGTCCTCCAGCTTCAACTTCTTCGTCCACTGAAATCTCATAAGTTACATCTAAAACACTTGAAGTTAATAGAATCAAATCGGATGAAATGGTAAGCCGTTGATTAATTGTAATCGATAAGGGTTGAGTATCTGATACCACACCATAAATAATTTTTATAGGATCATTTTCTTCAATGGCATCTAATGCTGCTTGTTTAATTGTTCTTATTAAACTCATTATAAATTCCCCCTTAAATCTAATGTCATAAAATGTTCGTCTTTCTTAAATGAATGCTTACATTTTTCCACTAACATATATTGGTTGAGACTCATATCACCAATGTCTTTCATTGAAATCATAACCCCACTTCCGCCCCTTACTCGAATATCACCCAAACAATTAGTTAAAGATAGAGTACGGTTAACCCTATTTTTTAGTTTAAGTATGGTATCTGCCTTAGCTTGTCCATTTACACCATCTTCCAGAACATCATAATATTGTAAAATCCCCCATTGTTTCATACTAAGCGGATCACTTGCAACAAACGGTTCATTTGGAGCCGTTTCTTCATCTTTGTTATCTAGTTTGACAAAGTTATACGTATCCTGATCGATATCCGTTTTATAAGAAAAGTTTTCCACTGTCTCATCACCCAAGATAAGATCTTTGATTTTCATTTCTTCAATATTCTTTAACTCTATTTCTTTATAATTATCATAGAGTACATAAAGTTTTCCTCTATGATCCAAAGTCAAGTCAAGGGTTGTGTAAATCATATCCATTAGGGTTTTGTTGTCTTCTAAAAGGCTGGGAATAACATATTCTGTATCTGTTATATGTCCTACCTTCAATTGAAAATCACTGGCTATCTTCTTAATAAAATCTGAAGTCTTTTGATTCGTAATCTTATATGTTGCTTTATTTTTCAAGTATCTTAATTGATCATAGGCTGTCACTTTGATAATATGTTCTTTATCCCTTGATTTAGAAAAAATGAACCCAAAGAAAATAGGATGCCCTTGCCTAGTAAAAGCAACTGCATCCCCTTCTTGAAAATTTACAATACCATCTCTTATTACATTAAAAGTTAGTTTTCCAGGTGATCCTCTTCTTTCTGTTTCCCATACAATCTCACCTTCAACGAGAGGAAGATATGCCTTTTCATTTTTACGATTAAAAATTTGTATTTCCATATTGCTCCCTCTCCTTTATGGTAATTTTAATACTTGATCTGGATAAATCAAATTTGGATTAGCAATTCCATTGGTTATTGCAATTTCTTTGTATCTACTGCCATTATTGAGATTTTTTTTAGCAATAGCCCAAAGGGTATCCCCTGATTTCACAGTATAAGTTAAAGGCACTACTTTTGCTGGTCTTTGGGTTTCTATTGTTGCTTTTACAGAATCCTCATCAGCATCTTGTTGAAGTTCCAATATTTTAGTGTGATATTCCTTATATTCTTTTAATTCTAGCGAGACATACACATCATTTCCTGATTTAGCATCTTCTTCTAAGGTATATCGTTCTAAAGAAACATCTAGGTTTGTATCAAACAATGGTTCATTCCAAGATGCAATACGGCTTATACAGAAATTCACTTTCTTCTTATTATATTTGTATCTTTCGAAAGCCTTTAAGTAATACTCTGGTAATCGAAAAATACCATTTGGATAAAGTGCAAAGGGGTAAGGTTGTGATGGTAATAAAACCTTAAAACTAATATCTATCAATCCAGGTTCTTTTAGAATGTTTATTTCCCCTAAATCCAATAACTCTACTGTTTTATTTTTATTATTCACTTTAAAACTAATGTTGGCTGGTGAAACAGGTAAGGGCAACTCTTCTTCGCCCTCTTCTTTAAAATAAAAAAAATACATTAACTATGCACCCCCTCAGCAGCTACAGCCAATTGCTCTAACATAATATTTTCCAATCTAGTAACAATACCATTTACATCAGCTGTTTCTTTAACATCACCAAATTGTACAGATAACTGAGGAGCTAAAGTAGCAGAAGTAAAACGATTAATGGCTTCTTGTTCTGCTAATTCTCGCATATATTCAATGTCTTCACTAGAAATATCTACAGTATCTTTCACTTTAACACCATCTGTGTCCAGTTGTTGACTTAAATTCTTAAAACCATCCTCTACGTTATTGTTCCAGCTAGATTCATATTCACTGTACTCATCAACAGCCTTTGTTGTATCATCAACAGCCCTTTTAGCTTCTCTTTCTGCTAAGAAATCAAGAACCTTTTGTTCTCTTTCTGCTGCGTTGTTGCTGGCTCTTATTTCTAATTCAGTAACTACGTTATCTGTAGCCTGTTTAATTGCTTCTGCTTTTAGATTAGACTTTGTTGTAAAATCAACAGCTCCTACAGCACTAATATTAACACCAGGGATCTTATTCAGTTTATCAATCATAAAATTAATACCGCTAATTACACCATTTACAAGAGATTCCAAAGCCCCAAGAGCCCCTGTGGCCATATCCAAAAAAATACTTATTACTTTACTCGCAAGTTTCGCATAAAAAATGGGGACTTGATCAAAAAAGTTTAGTATAGAATTCCAACCTCTTTTAATAGCAGCTGCAAAATTATCATTGGTTTGCCACAACTTGCAAAGCCAAGCAATTAATCCTACAACCACCGTTATAATTAAAACAAAAGGGTTCGCATTCATTATGGCATTTAATAGTTTCTGAGCTAAAGCAACTGCTGTAGTTACCGCTATTTGTATTTTTGTTGCCAGCGTTAAACCTTGGGTTGCCAAAATCCAAGCTCCCATTGCTGCAACAATTCCCCAAATAAAAGGTTCAATAGTGGACCAATTCTCAGAAATAAAGGATGCAATATTTAAAATTTGCTCTCCTACACCCACTAAAACATTCATCACAAGAGAAACGCCAAATTCTAGTGCTTGAAAAAAAGAATCCAAACTTCCTGATGTAAAGAAATCATTCAACATCATCAAGAAAGGCGTAAATGCTTCTAATGCACCCATGCCAGCCATTGAAAAGGCATCTTTAATATTTGAAGTTAACATAGTAATTTGAGACGATCCCAAATTGTTAAATTCCTCAAATGTTGAAGCATCCAAATTCATACTTCCTAATAAGTCTTCCATTTTATTTATAAAATCATCGGTGCTTTCAGCAGTTTTTATACCTGATGCTTCAATGGCACTAGCAGGTATATTAAAACTTTCTTCTAATGCTTTAAAATCTCCATTGGCTGCTTTACTCAAGGCTTCTCCTACATCTGTTAATCCTTTATTAGGAGTAGCTGCTGCAAGTACTTCTGAGAGATCATTTAATCGATCCAACTGTTCTGTGTTTTTTGTAAAAGATAACAACTGATTTGTATTAGCTCCGTACTCCTCTAATGTAAACGCACTTTTTTGAGCTCTTTTTTCCAAAGCTTCAAAATAACCTTTTCCTATATCTTTATTTCCAAAAGCATTTTGTAAACTATTTACTTGTTTTTCAATATCTAATGCTCCTACTATAATAGATTCAAAACCTTTTTTTATGTCTTTAAAATTAAGGAAAGAACCTGCAAATTTTTTCATCTTATTTACTAAAGCGTCTGCTTTTTCTTTCCCTTTTTCCATCATAGTGTTGACCTTTTCTTGTCCACCTTCAGCTTGATCAAGAGGTTTTTCTAACTTTTTGCAAGCAACTTCAACTTGTTCCAATCCCTTTTCTGCTTTTCCAAAAGGATTTACCTCCATCTTCTCTATCACATTAAACATAACATTATAGTTATTGATGGTCTTATTGGTAGTCTTATTTAAGCTTTCAATATTAGCTATATAAGTATTATAAATATTACTTAAAGTTGTTGTATTATCAATAGCAACATCTATAACCGTATTATATTCATCCATACTTTGATTAATAAGATTAAGATTTTTTGTATTTTGGTTCATACTATTATTAAAGATTGTCAAACTATTATCCATTTGATTTATGCTATTATCCATAAGATTTACTCTTTGATCAAGTTGGTTCATACTATTATCTACAAGCATTAAATCTTGACTTATATTCATTTGTTCACCTACCTTTTATTTACTCTCTATCAAGTTACACCTACTTATTTTTTCATTTTCTTTTCTGATTCAATTCTTAAATTTATACTCGCTATAATAAAGGCCTTTTCTTCTCTTGATAGAGCCAAAAAAACATGAGGCAAGATTCTAAGTTTATGGAGGGCGTAGTGAGCATAGTTAGACTCACTATCGCCCTCCTTAATTAGTTTTTTGCCTCTTCAACAAGGTCAGACATATCCTTACTAAATCCATTGATTTCTTGAACTTTTTCCACCAAAGTAGCATATTCTCCACTTTTAAGCATTTTCTTAATTAATGAATCTGCTCCCAAAACACCATAGGATTTTTGTAAATCTGCATCTTTTAGATTTGGATATACAACACTTTCTGCTATAAGCTTTCCAAGATACAGATTATAATCTGTTTCTTGAGTTGTAACGCCTTTGTTTTTAATTTTCTTAACACAAGCTTTTCTAATTGTTTCATTTTCTTCTTCACTTAATGCACGGATCTCCCAACAAATAGGTTTTCCATTTTCTAAAAACCTTTTAGAAACAATTACTTTTTCATTTTCCACTTCAATGACATTTTGTGCAAGAAAAGCACTTAATCCACCATTCATCATTACTTCCTCCAATCAATTTGTATTATATTCTTTTGAATTCTTCATCCATATCCACATCTTGGAATGTAAAACTAATTTCTTCATCTAATTGCTCGGATTCAACATCTAGTTTTGATACAATAACACTATCAAGATTTACACCTTTTAAGACAATGATTTGTTTACCAATAGAAGATGTAGGATCTTCATTTTCAATTATCAAATCAAAATAGGTATCTTTACCTGTTTTTACATATTCAATCATCATTTTTCTAAATATACTGGTTGTATAGTAAATGGTCATACTACCTGTTCCATTCCAACCACCAGCTTTGTGCTGCATACCTGTTCTTCCTAGAACCGGTACTTCACCTTTGTTTTTTTCTACTGATGCTTCAATGTTTTTTACATAAAGCATTTCTTCAACATTGCCATTAATGGTGGCATAGCACTTCCCCATTTTTCCTGATATTACATCTTCTGCTCTCATATAAGACATATTCCATCATCCTCCTATCGTACTTGTACAGACATATATAATTTTTCCATTGCATCTGTTGGTTGTATAGATACATTCACTATAACGTCTTTTTTATTTGATCCTTCTAACACTTCAATATCTTCTTGAACAAAATTCTCAATAGCTTGTATATCTTGTAATTTTTCAAGATAATTAACTACCTCATTTTTAAAAATCGTTCTCCCTGTAGCATTATTGGTCACCTTACCTAAATAAAAACTACTAAAGATATTCGCAACATCATTGGCAATCTGATCAAGAACACGTACTAAGCGATTACTTGAAAATTCATTGCCTTTTTCTGAAGTAAAACTTGTAAAAGTATTAATATCTGCTAACACTCGAATTTTCTCCCCATCTTGGTAAAAAGTAAATTCTCCTTTTTGAATAGCTGCTTCGAATTCAGATTTTTTGTATTTAGTATTAAATTCAAATTCTCCATTGTAAATTCTATTTGTAAGACTTTGGTTAACTTCTGCTCCTGCTACTGCCCCCATAACCCAATAAACCAAATCAGAACTATTTTTAACACTGATAATACCTTCAAAATCCGCCTGAGGATAATTGTATAAAACAGTTTTAATTTTATAACCTTCCTCATCTCTTAATCTTTTTGTGAATGCCACAAATAGATTTTTAATAAGATCGTCATTTCCTGCATACCCAACAACATTAAATTTTTCTGCTTCTACTTGATCTAAGAATCTAGAATAAGCTTCTCCTGTTACTGAGCCATTAACGCCACCTGTTAGTTGAACGCCAGCCGTTGGTTCTAAATCTCCTGAACCGTCAAAAGAAACAAAATCATTTTTTACTAATTCAGATATAGTTCCTACTAACTGAGTATCTACTTTATTATTTTCTATATATGTAATGACCTCATACTTATTAGGTTCATCAACAGATGCTTGAATTGTTAAACGTAGATCGTTCCCTCTTATCCCTTTGTAACGAGCTGTAACAGTAAGATCCCCTATTGTAGCTATAGCTTTTGTCCCATCTTGTCCATTCAATCTAAAAAGTTTTAAAGTCTTTGCATATTGTAAGACTTCACGTAAAGCTTTCAATTCCTTAGAAGTATAGCTATATCCTAAGCTATTCAGACTATCCTTTTGAACAGCTTCTGCTTCTAAAGTCATAATACCATCCTCTTCCCCCCAATTGAGGGCTAATGGTAATGCCACTGTTCCATTTGAACTTAAATTTCCTAAAGCTTTTGCTTGTGATACAAAATTAATATAAGCACCAGGTAATACTTTGTTTGTTGTCATAAAACTTCCGCCACCAATTGCCATATTACTTCACCTTCCTAATTAAAAAATTTTCTATTATTGTTTGAACTTCCTCTATGGTATAGACATTGTCTTTATCCAAAAAAGCCTCTAATAAATCTTTATTAGATTTAAATAATTCACTTAATACCAACTGTTCTTTTTTGAAAGTTCCTTTAACTATTTTTTTCTTCTTCACTTTTTACATCACCTTCCATATAGAAGTTTTCCATAGGCATTTCTTGTGCCCTAGTTTTAAATACATCAAAAATGTAATCAACTGAAAACTGTAGAACTCTTTCTTTCATTTCATGTTTCAAGTGGGTGCCTCTTAGCAAGGTATCCCCAATAGAAATATAAGATAAATGTTCGTACAAATCCTCTACTGTATTGATTCTATCTTCAATCTTTCCATTCTCTTCTTTAGCAAAGTAACTCACTTTAAATGTATGAGTTCTTCGATATCGATGGCCCAATTGTTGTTCTTGAGAAAAGTTAGTCATTTCAATAAAAAAACAAGGGTATGTAAAACCTTGTTCTACTTTTTCCTCATATATTAAGGTATCATCAGATTTAAAACCAGTTATGGCCTCAACAACGCTATTTTTTACATCATTTAGAGTTATACCCAT